AACCCAATCAATCTTCAAGGATGTAGTGTAGTCATCCCATGTCTGACCCGCCAATAGAGTTGCCGAGAAAGCCAGTACCACAGTTCCAGTGATCAACGTATTGGAGATCGGTGGGATTGCCGTGTTATCGAAGCAGAAGAAGTTTCCACTATCGTTGCATCCACCAGAGTTGAGTCCGCCGTTATGGAAGACCCAATTACTTGGTGATGTTGTCACCACTCCATTGATCAAAGTTGCCGTTACTGCCCCAGTAACTGGACTGTCTGGATTGTTGTTCTCCAGATTGAAGGCAATGGCGTTGATACCAGTACGACCACCAATGGTATCAGATGCCGTATTCTCTCCCGTAATAACCAGTGCAAACTGGTTAGTTAGCGGGTTAGCAGTTGATTGTGTCTCCAAGGTGTAAGTTAGACCTTGGCAGGCTCCACCACAACCGTTGGAGTCGCTGAGAGATATCAAGGCAGCCTTAGCTGGCATAACTCCAGCCAGCAAAGCCAGGACACTTGCCCCAGCTAGCATACTCATTCGCAAGTGCTTCATTTACGTTATCCTCTAGTTGATGACCGCACCCGACTTAGAATGCGGTCATCGACACTATAGCACGTTTAGGCGGCGAATGCGTTATCCATCGTATCGTCATTCTTACGACGACGGCGATTCATAACCCAACCAAAGCCGGCAAGTGCCGTACCAAGCATCAACAACGATGCCGGTTCCGGTACTTGCGTGGACTTGGTCAAAGTCTGACCACGACTGACGATTTCGCCACCCGCAACCAACTCACCTTCTGCCACCAACCCCATCGAGAACAAGCCAGGATCATTGATTGTCCCAACTGCGTTGAAGGAGAAGCTGTCGGAGTTGAGCGTCACATCCTTGTCAGCAGATGCCACGAGGTCGCCTGATGGTGTTGGTGCCAAGAGACTTCCTGGAAGCTGCCCATTCGCCGGATCGTCATAGTATTCGACGTGCAAGGTACCGCCGATATCGGCATTAAACGTGGCCGATCCACTGGCATTGAAGAACGTGTTTGGGCCAGTAAAATCAGTCGCGCCGACCACCACTCGGATTGACGCTGTTGACGTGCCGTTATTCTGGACCGTCAGCGACGAAGTATTGAGAGTGTTGGTCGTACCAATAACTTGCTGCTGGACCGAACCGAAAATCGTGACATCCCCAAAAGTCTGGGTCCCGATTGACAGTATGCCAACAACTGAGCTGGTATCGCAGGCAGCCTGATCAGCGCAGGTAAACCCAATGCCATTGATCAATGAATCGATCACTAGCGTCGCGTTGCCCGGCGTTGGAGCGACAAGTGCTGTGCCAGCGAGTAAAGCACCTGCCAAAGCAAACTTACTTATGTTGGCCATCTACACCTCTTGTTCTGTCAGTTCGACTGACACTGACTGCGTTGCAAGACATGTGCCGTTCGACTTTTTTAATGTTTTCAAGAGGTTAGACTAAATACTATCCAGAAAAGTGTAAGAATAGCGACTTTCACCTGCCGCGTGGCTTTACAAGCAGTTTAAGCGGCGTCTTGTCTTTCTGTTGAAATGCCAAACTTGTCTCGCGTTGATACGCAATAGCACATTGGTTAGAACAAAACTTTCGTTTGGCAAAACGACCAGCTCCTTCGTCCTTACGACGAATCAAGATTTGGTCGCATTGGCGGCAATTACTCATTGCGCCCTTATTAGTGGCGGAGGTCCTAATGTGGACAAAGGACCCCCGCCTTTCCCCTCAGCAGCTACAGTCCACTTATAGGCTTGGGGAAAACTTTACCGCCTCGGCGCGGTCGAGGACGGTGTTGGCACTGGTCCCGTAGGAACAGCAACAACAACCCATCCAGTTGCTTCCGTCCATGCTGTCTTGAGTTCCCAGTTAATCGCAGGCTTTCCCGGTGGTGTTGGCGGCAACACAATGGGATGCTCTGGACGGACATAGCCAATGTCCTCGTCAATACCATAATCCGGATCCACGGGCTGCGTCGGCGGTTCCACAGGCGGCGGCAATACGATTGGATGCGTCGGGCGCAGGAAGCCTAGACCAAGATCGATGCCGTAACCCGGATCGACTGGTGCTTCCGGTTTTGGCAATCCCTGATCCGGGCGCGGCTGATCTCCAGGCAGCCCCTGATCTGGATACAGTGACGGGTCTACTGCCGCAACAACAACGGTTTCGCCTGGTCTCAATTTAATGGCAGCCATCTCATTTCCTCCATTGTAGATTTTGACACCATATGGTTGGATAGTGTCAAAACAGTGACGATCTCACTCACCACCAACTTTCTTTTTATTAGTTAACTACCGGTCTTTTTCTTATCGTGCATGTGTAATCTGACCACTTGCTTCTTACCTTCTTTGTCTTCATCCCACGGATCGTCTATGTGTATGTGATAGTTAGGATTATTCTCTTTCTTGTCTGGTGCTTCTAGTTCGCTTTCTGCAAAAGCACCACCACTATCGGGCAAGAAATCATCGGGCTTACTACCCGGTAAGAACGGCGAGTCGCTGCCTGGTAAAAATGGTGGACGTTGCTCTTGTTCTTGTCCCGGTTGCCCCATCTGTTCTTGTCCCGGCTGTTGTCCCTCCATACCAGGCATACCACCCATGCCCATACCAGGCATTTGTGGTGGTTCGTTCTCGGCAGCTTCGATATCTTCGTCGGTGATATTACCCCAGATACCGGTATCAGTGCTGGAGTTACGTAGTTCTTTAAGTGCATGTGCGTGGGTTACCACACCAGCTTCAAAAGCCTGTAGTACCGACTGAGTGATAGTCGCAGATATACTGGCTTTCTGATCTGGTGCTAACTGCCAAAGAGGTACAAACTCAAAGTTGAAGTTTTCTGGGAGCTTAATACCTTCCGACTTAGCTATGACCCGAATTAATACTTCTAGTGGGGGTCTAAGATGTCGTTCTTGCTGGGACAATATCCCATCGTAATACATCCGCATGTCAGACTCGCCTGTGGAATTTAACCCAGCAGGTGATTGTCCAAACAACCTCACCAATGGTATTTGTAGTGCACCAGAGATTTGCTGACCCATCTGGATCAGTACGGTATCTAGTCCTGCAAAGGTGTATTGCAGCGATTCAAATCTATCTTCAGCATCCAGAATTGTTACCCCTTCATTACCTTGCCATCGTCGCATCCATTCTATTTGTTCAATCAAGGCATCCAGCATCTTACCGCCAGTACCAATTATTTCTCGTAGTCCCTGGATCGAAAGATTGCGAATATGCGCACGATACACCAACTGCGCGGCACCCTGGGTGGAACTGTCAAACGCCAAGATGCGGTCAAACACTGACTCAAGAACTGACAATCCCCAGAGGTTTTCCGACAATCTTTGGTAATAGGGCAGGTCATCACCCTCGAACCGCAAGAACCTAGAATGATGAATCTTCTGTCGTGGTGCGGCAGGAGCATCAGCTACCACTGTATAATACTTTGGCTTACCTAAGTCTGGTGATCTTAGATCGGTAACTAGATCATTAAGCGATGGGTCAACCATCCATCTATCAAGTACCATCAAACCACAAAACTGACCAGGCGATACCCGTTCAATATCCAGTGGTTTTGACAAATCGTGTCCGTCGAGTAGCATTACCGCGCCAGCACCACCATACAATCGTCCCCAACCAATAGTTTCTGCCAGCTTATCAAAGATCATAAACTTTTTATTAAACGCGGTAGAAAGAATGTCTCTTGATTCTGGGTCAATATCGGAACCCAGATTAACGCCTTGCTTGGTCATGTCATCGGCCACGGTCCTGATGGCCATACGGCATATCCACGAACCCCGGTAAGCCCACTCTAGAATAAGTCTAATACGTGTGATTGGATTAAAGCCATAACTACCAGCCGTGGACTGATTGTCGGTACCTAACCCAATATTGGATGCAAAGTTCTGAAAGCTATCGGTGGTATTAATCTTCGGCTTTGGCTTTGGTGGGATGGGGCGATTAGCCTCACGTTTTGCGGCTCGAAGTACTGATTTGACCATGGCAGTCTTACCTATTATACTTTAACTGGTACCAGTGTATTTAGGCTCGATTTCAACCCAATAGTTTCTGAGCCGAGGATTTTTTGTCGCGCTAAACCTTGGAGTAGAATTATACTAACGCACCCCAGACAATTCACCTATTAACCAAAACACCAGTATAACTCCCACAACAATCAACACTACCACAATAACATCACGTCCTGCTTCTTTCATGACGACACAATCGCAATGGAAAGCCAAGTGGATACTTCATATATGTCCCATCAACAAGAGTACCACCAGAATAATCACGATAAGAAATACACCCCCGCTGGGACCATATCCCCAGCCACCCGAATATCCCCAGTGCGGCAAAGCACCAACCAATACGAGTATCAAGATGATGATGATGATGGTGGTTAGCATCACACTTTGTCCTTCAACATTCACCAGAGCAAATTTTCGCTTAGAGATATATACATAGTATATATCTATAAGTTACTTTTTCAAATTAGATGCTGGTAACGTGTTTAATGCCAGCATTTGCTGATAAGTCTGCATCAGTGCTGTCAAGCCACGTTGGGGATTAAACAAATACGACTCATAACCAACCAGCGTGTCGAGCTGCAACGCATACACCCGCTGGATGTCTTTAGCTGGTAAACGTTCGTACTCTAGCGACGCTTCTGGTTTACCATGCCGATGACGCACAACGAAGTAAACGGGTTCTGGTGCTGGCATATGTAAGTCCCTTAACTTTGTCTTCTACGTAGTAGAAGACACTCGGCAGTCTGGTGATTATCGTCTATCTATCGAACGAATGACCCGCATCACCACATCAAGTGCAGGACTATTTGATACTTCACCAGGTAAGGGTTTACGCAGTCGTAAATCTTTGTCAAACACCAGAGGTGACGCGCATTTGATACAAACACTCGCATCACCTGGTTCTGGTACAGCATCACCTTTCGCCGGTGATGCTGCATCCAGAAGTGTGTCACAATACGGACAACGACACTTTGGTACCAGAGCTACTTTCATGTCTGTCTCGGCTGTCGGCTGTGAGTGTGTCTATTCAACAGAACATGCATTGCGGACGATTGTGGTGGTCGGTGGTTGTGATCTTTGATCAAAAACGTGTCGAAGTACATTCGCGTCTTAAAACGACTGTACGCGCTTTAAAACGCAGCCAAATCAATTCAGCTTATCCGCGTAAGCCAGGCATAAACACAAACAACCCCAGCAATAGCACCGCTACAAAGGCAAAGAACACATTGCTGGAAGAAAACGGTTGAAGTGGTGGAAATGGTAATATGGTTAGAAGCCATAAAAACATTACTACCACAAAGAGAATTTCTATAATCATGGCGCAACTCCTCCATTCGCACGTTCTATTGCATTTGCCATCTTACGCCAACTGGACAACTTATCGATGGGGGCATCCTCGGCAAAGGCCAGTACCAACGCATCCCATCTATCTGGTGATGTTGACTCTAAATCGGTATTAATCTCTGCCAGTTCTTTTTCCATTTCATCTTTACTGGCAACTCTTAATAAACCATTAGACATAACCCGATATTTCATAGCGGTAA